GAGCAATTCCGGCGACACGGTAACAACGGGCGCGGAATGCCCCGACTTGGCAAAGGCTTCCCGTTTTGTCATGTAGTCCCGCGATCCGGCGCGGCGCTCAAATCGCGGGTCTAGCGTGTCAAACTCTGCCCAATTCTTAGCGTAGTCGGCTAATTGAGCCTCTACGCTGTCGTAAAATTTCCAATGTCAATAGCCTTGGAGAGCACAAGCGTTTTAATCCAGCCATAGCTAAGAACCTCGGCGGCATTCTCCGGCGTCAATTCCGGATCGTCGCCAAGCGCGCCGAAACTATGCTCGTTCCATTCCCACGACGCGATGCACGTTGCCAAAATTTCGGCAGGCGGATCAATGGTATCAACCATTAGCGCGCCAACGTATTCATCCTGATCTTGCGCACCACTGGCCCGCTTGGACAATGCTTTTGCGCGCCGCTTGGACATTAGCGCCTGTGCGTCGGTGTTTTCCAATGTGCGAACGTGAAAAACCACGTCGCGCCCATCGTCGGAAAAGATCGTAACCGGAACCGTCGCGGAATAGTCCACGACTTTAGAAAGGTCTGCCATTTAGTGTGCCTCGTAGTTATGCTGTTACGTGCTTCACGGCCCACATAACCGCTTGTTCGGCATTGGTTTTTGCCAGGGACATTTCCCGCGATGCGCCGATCTCATCGCACTTTGCGAGGAAGGCAGCGCCCAAGTCCTTGATTTCCAGCATCTGCTGTTTCTCGGCATCGCTCAAAACGCGATACTTGTGGCGAACCGCGTTGTTCGCGGTGCGCGCGTCACTTTGGCTTTCGACTTCAGACATTTAGTGTGCCTCCTTTAAGTGTTAAGCGATGGCTTCGGGCGGCACGATGACCGGATCAGACTGGATCATAAGCGGATAAGTCTCGATCACATCATCATTAGCGCCGCCGCCGGGGAGAGAACCCCGCCCGATAAGGACAAGCGCATACTCCACGGTATTAGTCGTGGTGGATGGATTAGGGCTGTCCTCGTATTCAATTTTCATGGGATACCAAGCGGACGTTTTGGAAGCCGCAACGAGGGCCGTGTAACCACTATCGGACGTATTGCGACCAACTACTAGTTCGCTAGACGCGCCCATTGATGCACCCTTAAGGTGAATGCCCAACTGATCAACGTATTGCCGCGTTTGCATCTCATCAGTAACGCTGAACGCCGGAACGGTAACGACATTAGCAATATCGACAAACGTCATTGCTTCAAATCCCGCCGCGTTAGTCGTTCGGTCTGCGCTTGGCGTTGTGCAGATGCTCACTACCGCTTTTGAATATGTGGAGGCAATTTCTGCCATTTGGTAATTCCCTCTTGAATTAGGTTTCTAGTCGCATGTTACATTAGGCGCGCGGCATTGCGCAAATCAGCCAACGCACCGCCACGGAATATTAATTGGCATTCGCAAATAGGCATCGTCTCTATAAGCCTGAGTGGCGATGTAAGGAAAGCCCGTTATCTGAACTACCGCCCCGCCTTCATATAGGTTCACGTCCCGCGCAAACCGCGATCGGATCAGTCCCGCGATGCCTAGTAGTTGCGAGTGCGTCCAGTGCAGCGGGGCCATGACGGTTACGGACCATATCCCGCGCGTTTCCTCCGGTGTGCCCCTGCTAGTGTAGTATGCGCGCGGCTCAAGTCGCACGTCTTGCACCAGTAGGAACGGCACGTCACTGTTAGTCGGGAAGTCCTCGCCCGGTAGAGCGATGGCGTAACCGCCCGACATGCCTGCCAGATGGTCACGCAAAGCGATGTAGATTTTCGCGTCTAGGTTTGATACGACTGCCATGCAGGGAATATACAAGAAAGGGGCTTGACGTGCAAAGTGAGGGGTGTTAGGGGTTAGGGGGAAGGTAACAACAGGCGCAAGATGCCGGAAAGGGGAATGATGCAGCACGATCTGCAAGAACTCTATGAGGCTCGTGCCGAATGGGCCGACCTTGAAAGCGAAGTGAACGAGAGCCGAAAGTATATCGTAACTGGCGGCTGGCTTGACCGCGTTTGCGTTTGGATATTGCGCATATCCGAAAGGGAGCGCGCTGAGATCCAAGCCGAAATTACACAGGCGCAAGACGCCAAAGGAGAGACAAAATGAAGCGATACCGCGTCTACAGCATTGCGACGGCATCAGTTTGCCTCGGGGAGTTTGAGGCGGAGACCGAAGACGAGGCCAAGGAAAAGGCGCTTGCGGAAAACCCGCCCGACGCAATGCTGTGCCACCAGTGCGCAGGCGAGATTGAACTGGGCGACTTTTATGAGGAGCAAGCCGACGAGATTTGATAGCGCAGAACGGAAAAGAACGCCAAAGGAGAGAAGTAATGTTCAGAAGGCTATTGCGCGCTTGGGCGCGATTTAAGGAATACCAGTCCGACCCGACAAGTCGCACGACAACATGGGAGAATGCAAAACTAGCGTGGGAGTTGTCCGCTTACGATCCTCACGCTCTTTTAATCAATCTTCTTTTGGAGCGCCCAAAGGAACAACAGGCGCGAGACGCCAAAGGAGAGAAGTGATGAAAAAAGCCCATATTATGCGCGAAACTTGCTGTTACATGGTGCTGCACGGAGGCAGGCCCTGCCCTGAGCAGGTCGTGGACGCACTGACGGAAGTCGCTTCCGAGCGTGACGCCGCCCGCGCAGAGGTGGAGAGGCTGCTTGGGGTGCTTCAAAGCCTTGTTGCTGCATATGATGAGCCGAACAATGGCCGATATATAAGGTGGGAAATAGACGAAGCCCGCGCCGCCCTCAGCACGAAAGGGGGTGCGTGATGGCTATCAAACCAGAGAGAGTGTGGCGGTTTGCCTTGCCATACGATGAGCGCAAGCCAGACTTGCGGCTTTGCACTGAAAATCAACGGATTGCGGCAGATACACATTCTGTCGAATACATACGCGCCGACATTCACCGCGCAGTCGTTTCCGAGCGTGACGCTGCCCGCGCAGAGGTGGAGAGGCTGCGGGATGTTTTGCGGCATTATCAAAGTCAGATGTGCGAGGGCTTCTGTGCAAACCTGCCCCAACTCAGCACTTACACAAGAGACATGGACAATGAGTGTGCTGGCTGTAAAGCCCGCGCCGCCCTCACCACGAAAGGGGGTGCGTGATGCCTCGAAAGAACCCACGACCAATGGCAAAAAAGCGCGAGCAGAAAAAGCGCGAGCAGAAAGCTGCGGCACAGCATAAGTCGCCGCGAGTGATATCTATAGCCCACCACAGTCACGCGCCCGCGTCGATGCTTCTTCTTGCGGCTTTGGCCCACGACGCCCTCAGCACGAAAGGGGGTGCGTGATGAGTGAACACCACTGGACCGCCGAGCAGACAGCACACCCTGACGCCAAAGCCGACCGCTGGGCGCTCGTCTACAATCCCACCCCAGGAGGCCGCGACAACGGCGACGGCACCCGCAGTTACGGCCTGCGCTTCCCGGCGCTTCTGATCTCCGACATCGTGTCAGATCCCGAAGCTGTGGCAAAAGAGATTGCAGACATGCTCAACCGAGCAGAAGCCCTCAGCACGAAAGGGGGTGCGTGATGGACCTCAAGCCATGCCCGTTCTGCGGCAAACACGACGTTGACGTAGGGTGGTGGGCAACCACTTACTCTATCGCCTGCAACGATTGCCGATTTGAACTGGAAAGCGATCTTGCCGAACCTATTTATCTGAATGATCAGGTTAAGCACGAGTGCATTCAACGCTGGAATACGCGCCCAGCGGAAGACGCACTGCGCGCAGAGATGGAGAGGCTGCGGGAAATTATCCGAGTAATTGACGAGTTGTCGCCGCGCGCAGACCACACATGCGATGAGCCGGGAATTACGCTGTCGGAAGCGGCAAGGCGGCATATCGAGGATAAGAAAAGGAAAGGGGGTGCGTGATGGACACAGTGGATGTTCTTCTCCTCATCGCCGGTATGCACAGCGCCATTGCGGTCTTGCTCAGTGGAGACGCGCGCAAAGCCAGCTTTGTAACGTTTGTCACCTCTGTCGCCGTAGTCCTAGCCGCCCTCAGCACTAAGGGAACCCCATAATGCCGCCCGATTGGTATGGTAAAGTCCTAACACTAAACGCAATTCTAATTGCAATTGTGCTATGGATGGGTCACATCATTGCCCAACTTCCCTAGCAGCCCGATCAACGTAATTCTGCCATTGCGCGGCGTAGGTTTCTAGAAAGAACCTGCCATATTGGTTATACGTGCGGCCTAGGTTATCGGTCCCTTGAAAGCCGTAGTTAATGCGCCGCGCGTATACCGCCTGCCAGCCTAGCCATAGCGTCGTTTCCGTTTGCGGGTTCCATCCGTTAATCACTAGGTCCGTTTGCGGTGCGCTAAACTCGCCTTCCCGCGTTGGCGGCATTTGCGCCGTTGACGCCATTAGGCTGTTGCGCAAGTTGCCAGTCACAACGGGCAAGATACCGGCACCCGGCGCATTGCCCGAAGCCCCCGCGCCTGTTAAATCGTCTACGAGGTAGCGCGCGGATTGCTTCATTACTAGTTTTGTGTTGCGTTTGGCCTTTTCGGACCAATTGCGGACTTGTGCGGAGAGGGTTGACATATATGAAAGGATACTATAAAAGTATAGAACATCAAAATACTGGAGGAAACATGAAACTTTTTGCTTTTGCCGCATTCGCGTTGACCATACCTACGGCTAACTGGCTGATCGGAAACGCGGGCACAGTCTGCATCCTTGATGGTCCGTGTCTTGTGCCGGTGGGCTTTGGTCTTATGGCCCCAAGCGGTGTGCTGATGATCGGCCTAGCCCTTGTCCTGCGCGACTGGCTGCACGAACTTGCCGGGTGGCGTTGGTCAGCCGTGGCTGTTCTAGTCGGCGCAGCCCTATCGCTGGTCTTTTCGCCGCCCGCCATCGCCATTGCGTCCAGTGCTGCGTTCCTCATGGCCGAAATGGCAGACCTCGCCGTTTATGCCCGCCTGCGCGACCGTGGCAAGGCTCTTGCGGTCGCGGCATCCCAAATCGTTGGTGCGGCACTCGATAGTGCGTTGTTCGTCTGGATCGCATTCGGCTCTCTTGAATTTTCAGCGGGAACAACGCTGGCGAAAATCTACGCAGGCGCGCTGGTAGCTGCAATCCTTTTGGTGCGGCATCGGTGGCAGCGGAGGGCGCTTGCATGATTCATTATCACGGCACTCCCCTGACACCACGTTCTGAATTGCTGAAAATGGCAGGGAAGCATTTTTGCGTTTCATTCGCCAACCCTCAAGATGCCGATTGGTGCCTTGCGCACGGACAAAGCGTCATGTGGGACAACGGGGCTTTTTCCACCTTCACGCGCGGCGCTGAGTTTGATCCTGACGCCTTCGCACGGTGGGTAGAGCCGCGCCTCGGACATCCCCATTGGGCTGTGGTGCCTGACGTGATCGACGGCGATGTGGGAGCGCAACGGACAGCGGCGGCCAACTGGCCGCACTCGCCCGCTTTGTCTGCGCCTGTCTGGCATATGGGTTTACCTATAGATTGGTTGATTGAGCTGGCAGACAAATGGCCTCGAATTTGCTTTGGATCGTCGGGCGCATATTGGCAGGTCGGATCGGTAGATTGGGAAAGGCGTTGTGATGAGGCGTGGAACGCTCTAGAGCGGCGCGGAATGCGACCGTGGGTTCACATGTTACGCGGCCTTGATCTGGCCGGTGATCGTTGGCCGTTTGCTTCGGCTGACAGCGTAAACGTTGCTAGAAACTTTAAGAGTAGGCGAATGTGCCCTGAGCGAATGGCTAGGATTATTGACGGTCGTCAATCCCCTATATTTTGGAAATTAAGACCTGAGCAGCAGTCTTTATTTACCTAAACCGCCAACCGCGCATAATCAATTGAAATAGTCCAGCCACAACGGCACGAAATCACCTGTTCTGCCGGTGCGTTAGGATCGTGCGGGTGCTGCATTGGCACACCGCTAGGCATGAATGGCGTGTAAAGCCCGCGCACCTCAGTCCGATTTAGTTGCATGTGGTCTAGCCGCTCCCCATTGTTTACCGCAATGCCAGCGTGAAACCATTTCTTGACTACGTTCGCCGGGTCAATCCCGCTTTTCTCCAGCCCTTGCCGCATGGCTTCGAACCGCGCCGCGCTAACCGCTTGCGTTGTCTCAGTGCGCGCGATTGTCTCACCCCGAAGCGCCAATAGTTTGCGTTCGTATGCGCTGACCATGCGGTTGATTTGCGCCTTGGTTAGCGGTTTTCCATCCCGCGCGGCTTTGGCAATAGTCCGGTCGAAACGCTTATCCCGCCGCGTCATCCGCAGCGCCCGTGTCGGATCGTCTTGCAGATATTGCCGCATGTTCTGGACGTATTGCGCCTGTTGCTCATTCAGCCCGACAATCCCGCCAACGCGCTTGCCGCTCGGCCCCACGCGCCCGATCAAGTCCCGCGCAATATCGTTAGGCCCGCGCCCTTGTGCGTATCCCGCCTCAATTGCCGTGCGTAGCGCCGCTTGTTGCTCTTGCACGATAGCCGTGACCTTTTGCGACGATAGCCGTTCAATAAATTGCCGCGCACCGGGGTTGTCCAGATCAAAACGCACAGTCACCTTTTCAAAGGATGGACCTGCCGCACCAGCCGCGCCTACGCCCTCGATAGGCACCGGAGAGCTCCACTGAACCGCGCCCACCTGCAACACGCCCGCCGCCGTGTAAGCTTCTACCAGCGCCGCTAGGAACGTCCTGAACGCCGCTTGCTCTACGCCCACCGCACGAATAGCCGCGTCGATGTTGCCAGCCGCTAGCGCGTCACGGATACGCCGCAGGGTGGCGCGGTCTTTGATATCTTGGATGGACGCTAGAAACTCCGCACGGGCCTTGCGCTCCATGTCGGCTGTCAGGCGTTCGATCTGTTGGATTAGGGATGCATCGCGGATCAGTGTTGACATGGTGCAGTGTATACCGTAGAAGGGTGCAGGAAGCAAAAAAGAGGACACGAACCAATGCAGATTGAAGAAGGCAAATTCTACCGGACCCGAGACGGGCGCAAGGTCGGGCCTGTATACGAACAGTCCGGCGCATGGGTGTCAGACGAAACGATTGACGACTTTGAGCCTATGTGGAACCTTAAAAACGGCGTAGCTAACTTCTTTTCAGATAGATATGATAGCGACTACCCGGAACATGACCTGATCGCCGAATGGACGGAATCGCAAGATGATAATTCCGCAGCACTAGCCGCGCAGTATGGCATCATCATTACCGTAACTGTCGGAGAATTGAAGATTACATACGACGGGCGGTCTACCTCACAAGATACTTGACCGCGACAGGTTCACCGGCGGCGGGGATGGGAATGCGGCGCAATACCGTTACCCTATCCCCGTCAATCCGCAATAGCTGGCCCGGATCAATCTCCGCTTGCGTTAGGATCATTCGATCACTAGACAGCACGTTGACCTGATCAACGTATTGAGCCGAAACGCCGCTAACCGTTGCGTCGATCTCTTCCCATGCCGTGCTTACCGTCGGCGCGTCCCATTCCTCAGCGCCAAGTGTTGACGTGGTTGTGCCAACTTCCACAGTCCCTTGCTTATACTTAGCCATTAGGCGCGACGTGGTGGCGGTTAGATTGGCGTATAGGGTCACACCACCACCGCGTCAGTCACACGCACCCCGGGCTTTCCCTTGTTCACAAGGTAGGGCGCGATCCATCGCATTCCGGCGGTAACGTAAGGCGCAGCGGCGTCAACGGATGCCGTAATCCGCGACGTGTCATAACTCACCGCGATCTCCCCCACCTTTTCAGACGACACAACTGCATCCCGCAGACTACCCGATGGGGAGAGAATGCCCACCGATTGAAACTCCGCGCGGGCCAGTTCGTGCTGCGCGTTTTTGACCGCCTGCGGGATCGTGCCGCCGAATAGCGGGTAGGTGTCAGCGCGCCAGTTGAGGCCCATGAGATAGGCATAGGCGCGGCGTAGGGCCGCTTCCTTGGCCGCTGGGGAACCTGTCAGGCTTGCGCCGTAGTATGCGGTCGCGTATGCCTCGCACTCCGCTACTGTCACGTAGCTGTCAGCGCCATCTACTCCGGTTCCGTTTTCTATCGTGAGTGACATGTGTAGAATATACGAAAAAAGGCGTTGACAGGCAAACCGGGCGCGGCTAGAAAGGTGGCAGGAAAAGGAGATACGACATGACACGCACCGCAACCACTGCCCGCAAGGAAGCTCTCGAAGCAATCATCTCTAAGGCTGTTGGCGAGCCTGTTGAGATCACAATTCGCAATGTTCAATCCTTCACTTTTTCGACCGATAAAGTTTCGTATGAACTGCCCTCAAAAATTGCCGATTACTTTGGCGATGGTCTGCACATTGACGATTACGATCACGACCACGAGTGCGGTTCGTTCGTTTACGCGACATGCAGCTAAACCACAAAACAGGAAACCCAAACATGACAACTTCCCACAACTTCCACTGGTGCCAGTTCATCACGGCGCAAGGCCCTGACACAATGAACGGAAACGCGGTCACACTGACCATCACAACGGAAACGGATACCCATAACATCACGCTTTTTGACCTGCCCGAAGATGCCGCGCGGCGCTTGGTTGACGGTTGCAATGACGCGCCATCGCCCACAATAGATGGCACAAAGCCCCAAGTGCCTTGGGATGCCATGTCCGATGACATTCAATGGGTCGCACGGGATGAAGATGGGGAGTTTGCCGGATACATGGAGAAACCAATTGCCGGGCCTGACTACTGGGCGGGCAATGGTCTTAATATATCCACCGTCAAAATTAACCCCGGCACATGCGACTGGCGCGACAGCCTAGTGCAGCGGCCCGCCAAATGATCGGGGACTTCATCGGCGTTGTGTGCCTTTTTGCTCTTGCCTATGCCGCGCTTTTCGTGCCCCTGATTTTTCAGTGACGGCATGACGCGCTAAGATTGACATGCGAAAACCGCCGAAAGGAGGTGATCTAGCGTCTAGGGAAAGCGTCCTCCGGGGCGCTTTTTCTTGTTGACATCAGGATGCTGCATGCTTTATAAAGGATGCAACGAAAGACTGATCAAAAGGACCAGACATGTTTAAGAAGTGCATCATCACCAAGGCGCCCAGCGGCAAGTTTCACCTTGTTGGTCGTGTCCCCGGTTCCCTCATGCACAAGGCCTTCGATAGCGTCGATGACGCCAAGGTCGCCTGCGTCGACGTCATGATAGAGATGGGCGAAAGCTTCCCGGTTGACGTTCAGGCGATTGATTGAAATTCCTAGCGGTGTGTGACTGCCACTGATCCGGTAGGTAAACCACACTCTAGAGCGCCGCTAAGATAGGCCCACTTGGAGGGCCGGACCCCGCCCTTAATAAGGCGGGGTTTTTTCTTGTTGACTGGCATTCTGGCGCATGGCATACCGTTAGCGGGTGCAACGGAGGCTATCATGGCGCAGCAAATCAAGACAGGCAAAGTTTCCGCTAAGACCGTTATGGGGCGGCGCGACTTTATGGACGGAATGAAGGATAAGCGGCTTGGCAAGCCTGTGCGTGACCAATGGGAAAGCACTGTGCGCGGGCATGTCATCGACCGTCAATGGTCATACGAACGTGGCCGCGCGTTCTACTGCTACCTCAAGTCACGCGGTATGGAAGGCATGAAGATCAAGGATGGGCCGCGCGTTACGTATGAGGCGCAAGTGGCATTCATGGAAGCGCGGCGCGAAGGATGGATTAGGTAAGGGAGCTATATCATGAAGCGATGCAGTGAAATGCGCGCGGATAGTCGGGATATCGTGGAAAAGGCGTTTGGCCTGATCTATGCCATGTCGGACGATGACGCGGCCCGCCTCAAGGCAAAGCTGCAAGAAATGGCGCGGGCGGATAGCAAGCGGGCGCAATACATCTTGGGCGTTAAGAAATGACGGATGAAGAGTTGATAGAACATATCCGCAGCATTAAGCCAATTGCGATAAAGATGGTTAATCAAATGCCGGATGAAGTCCTAACTATCACTGACCCGCTAATAATTGAAGCGGCATGGGGTCCGCGACGGGTTAGTAGTCGGACTCGCGGAATGAAACTTGAAGCATACCCCAAAGAGGTATCCGCCCATAAATCACTGTGGCAACATTGGCTAAATCAAGACAGGCCATTCGTCGCAGTAGTCATTGCAAAAAAGAGAGCACAAGCAAGGATAAATGCCGCACTTGGCGTTAATTCTCAAGACCCAGAGGAGCAAACTCAAGACCCAGAAACAAAACTTTCACAGGAAGAGATAGATGATTTAATGCAAGAGAGGGAAGAATTAAGGGCGTCTCGCAAATTCTCAGATGCTGACAAAATACGTGACTATTTGACAGCTAATGGTGTTGAAGTTGCTGACCAAAAGATAAAACCCCCGCCATAACAGCGGGGGCCTTTCTAGCGCGCGTCCGCTAGTGTTAGGTCAGTGTGCCACGGCGCAGGGTTCCGGGCTTCTGGCACATGTAAAGCGGATAGCTATGGACGTGGAACTTGCTGAACCGAGGCGTGGCCTGGAACGCCGCGTCAAGCTCTTGCACCGCGTAAACCGCTTGACCAGGAGTGTTGACAAACGGCGCAAACTCATCCGCCGGGGCTTGGGCTTTGACAAAGATGCCGTCACCGCCCACGACGAAGAATTTAGCCTCAGCGTCCGCAACCGCAATCTCGGAATTATCGTCCGACCCGTGGTAGTTGTGGAACACGATCCCGGCATGTTCAAACGTGGAGAACGCGTCAATTCCGCGCATCTCAGCCGCAGCTTGATAGTTAATCCAGAACTTTTCAACGTTCGGATGGGAGATAAGGGCGTCAAAGAAGCTGTCACCGACAAGCGCATGGACGCGAGATTGACCCTCAATCCAAGAACCCTTGGAAGCGCGCTTAATGTCGCGCGTCACTTCGCGGCAAACGCCCGCAACGTCCGTGCCGGTCTGGTCAAGCTCAAACGATACCGCAGCGGGCTGAGAGATACCGAACTCGGTAAAGTAATTGTAGAGCGTGGAACCGTCCGCAGGGTCCAGAACAAGTCCCTGAATAGCGGCAAGGCGCAGATACTCTTCGGTGTATTCCACCGCTTGGCGCATCTTTTGCAGCCGGTTGTTGACTTCAACAGCGACAGTCATAAGCTCGTCTTCGGTGCCAAACTCGCGCAGGCCCGCAATCTCAGCGGCCCAAACGGTATCCTGCACCGCAATGCGAGGCACTTCGAAGTTAATCGCCTTGCGCGAATAGCGGTTGTTTTGCGTGGCAGGGGAGCCGCGTTCGGTGAACGGGATGAGAGACAGGGTATCGTCTCGCTGATCCACAAACACGCGCTTATTGCGCACAGGCGAAGTCTGAAACAGGTTCATCTGACCCAGCATTTGCGGGTTGAAGTCCATGTTATCGACGGCGCTAGAAAGCTCCATCATCGAAAAGGCGTCAGCCTTGAAAACGTCCATCGTAGCCATTTAAGCTATCCTCTATTAAGTGCGCACGATAATGCCAAACGCGGCAAGCGCGGCATTCGCGGTAAGTTTTGCGGCATCGTTCGCGGCGGGATCGTAGATCACATTCGCGCTCTTGATCTCAGCATCACGCGCCACGACTACGCCAGTCACGTCCGCCGCGCTGCCCGTGGAGTTGGTAACAGCAGAGTAAAGGATTGCAGCGGGTTCGCGGGTGCCGTTGTCAGTGCCGTCAGCGTCTTGCGGCACGAATTTACCCGTGGCCGTGATCTTGCCCATAATGCGACCGGGCAGAATAGTCGTGTTAGCCGGAACGGTAACGGTTACTTCATCGCGGGAACGGTAGCCATTCGCCTCGGATTGCAGGAATTCCGCCGTGCGGGCGGCTTCGGTAAGGATGGTCATTTCTTGTCACCTTTCTTTTTGCGGATCGTGCCCCAAACATCATCGTAGTCGGGCCGCTTCATTTTCGCGTCCTTCGCGGCGGCGCGCACGGGATCGGGCTTTGCCGAATTGACTTCGATATTTTCAAACATTGCGTCAACCGCAACGTCTGGATACTCCGCGACTTTATCCGCGTCGTAGATCGTGGCAAGAGCGGCGCGTTTGATTTCCATCACGCCTTTACCTTTTGCGTCAAAGCCATCAATCATCTTCGACGCCTTGCCGATAACTTCGGCGCGATCTTCGGCCTTTGCCTCT